TATTTGATTTATAGTATTATAATCTACCTGACCAATTACAACTGTTCCTGCCGAATCTACTACTGTTACGGATGCGTTTTTAGCTAAATTGTGATTTACCACCCAGGTAGCTGAAGATTCTGATTGTGTATGAGTATATGCTTTGTCAGATAAAAGATTAAGACCTGACATTATTGAGCTAAATGGAGTAAATTTTATATGACCTTCAGCATTAGTATGTAAAACCTCGTTTACAACCTCTGTATCTGTTATAGTTATAGTAACTGTACTATCTACATCTTTAGCAGGACTAGCTGTAGTTAATCCAGTTAGAGTAACATTACCACTTTCACCATTTCTTGAAGCTGTAAAGTCAGAATGTGCGTTTAAAACAACTTGTAATGCTGTTCCTACTTGTAATGCAGTAGAATTTGCTCCACTAGCAGTTAAGTCTGCACAAATTACCCCACCATAGCCAGCAGGAGTTAGCATAGCTTGACTACTTGTTACTTTAAAATATACAGCATATTTTACTAAATCATGGCTATTATATAGACAAAAATATTTGTGATGTAAATGGCCTTGCTGATCAGCAGGAGCTACTAACAATACAGAACTGGTATAGTTTGATTTTACCCAATCTACACCATTAAGATGATTTTTAGTAGATACACTTCTCTTCCTAGCTGGTTCAAATCCTTTCGCATTGTGTATCTGGGAATCCGTTAAATTATTGTGATTCTTCATTTATTAATAAGTTATTATGCCATGTCTTTTACTGACAGAGCTACCTCCATTACAAGAGCTACAAGTTCCACATCCATTCCACTCTGGATATAATACTTTATTCTCATCTAAATAAATGTGCATTTTCTTTTTAAAAGTTTCTGCTTTCTTGTAAGTTTCTTGTCTAAGGTAATTTAATTTTCTTTCACTAACTGGACTGGTAAAATCAGCCAGGTTGTCCACAACACCTTGAGATGTTGTGTTATATGTTATATCTGGTAATATTTCAAACTTAATGCAAAATGCTAAATAATCTTTTATATAGTCATTTACTAACACTACATAGCTACCAGTAGAAACTTTTTTATATAGCTTATCACCTAAAAATGGTTTAACATGATTAAGTTCAGCTATTTCTATGAAAGTCTTTTTTACTAAATGCTTATCAAAATTAGCATTTGTCATTGCTTTAATTACTACTTCACCTCTAGTTATTAGTGCCATCTTCTTCTTTTTTATCGTTAGACTCCTCTTTAACTGGCTTATTAGCAGCCTTCTCTTCCAGCAACTCTTTCATTTGCTTTTCATTCAATTCTGGCAAATGGAATATCTCTCTTCCCTCTTTTATTGATATAAATTCTGATGGAGCAATAGCACCTAACAAAGAAACTGGTGGTTTAGTATAAAATCTTAAATCACTTGCATTTATTGCTCTTTCAACTTTTAATATTTTTTTCAAACATTTCAAAAACATTTGTTGAGGTTCTTTAATTACTGTGCTCATAGCAATATCATAAGCAGTAAGTATTTGTTGGTTGTTGCCTAATTGACCAGCAACTTGAATCCCTGATAAAGCTGGATTCCATCTGTGTGCCGATATTATATTGTCATTTGTGATTTTTTGAAGCTCCATAAAAGAACCATCACTAGTATCATTAATTATTTGAACATTTGTAGCATCACCATCACCATTCTTAGCTATAAATAATATTTTAGAATTATCTCCAGCTCCAGTTAGTTTAGCTACAGCATCATCTATAAAGTCTTGTGCTTCATCCTCTCCCATGTCTGCATTTAACTCCACAATAGCACTTGGCATAAACCCATTTTTGAAACGAGTTAGGTTATAAACCCCTATTTGATTGGCAATGCGAATATGGTCTAAAGCTGCACAGTAATCAGGCATTCCATAATAATAATATGTACTCTCATAATCAGAAAAGTGAATAATAGATCTATAAACTTCACCATCTTTTTTATAATCTGGATAAGTTGGTACTTTCCTCATATCATCTGGGAATCTTCTTGCATGTTCCCAGTCTGGATGTAATAAAATGTGTTTACCACCTTTGTGTACTCTAGCTGTAGTTCCATCCTGGTGGAAAAAATTTATGTAACCCTGACCTACAACTACTTCCATATAAGCATTACCTAGTTTCCAGTAATCTGATATAACTTTTTTTGCAACATCATCCATAGATTCTCCGTAAACATTAACATCTTCTAATAATGCTTTTAATGCTTTGTTAGAAGTTATTAACCCTTCTCCTATACTGAATGTTGTTTTAGTGCTAAGTATTGCCCTATGCGTAGATGCTGCTCTTGACAGCTCTGAAAGTTCTTGTGGGAATAAATTATTTTTACCAAAAGGAATCCAGTCATCCCTCAATACCTCTGAAGTAAGACTTGGCTCTTTTGGAGCAGCTTTTGATACATCTTTTGAAAACGAATATCCTAATATTTTAGGACTTTTTTTCGTTTGAGTTAGAGGTATATTTTGTTGTTTTTTTCGGCTCATCTAATTTAACTTTTTTCTTTGGTTTTATATCTAATTTAGGTACTTTGACTTCCTTAACATCATCACCTTCTAAACTAACATAAGATTTGCCTAAAATATGTAATTTACTTAAAACTTTTTGACTGAAGTTAGAAGAAAAAGTTACACTAATTGAATTTTTACCTAAAGGAACTAACTCATTATCATTAGATAAAAAATATTTATTGTCAAATTTATATTTCATAATTTAATTATTTTTCAAATATACAAAAAATTACAAGAAAAGGGAGGAATCCCCCCCCCTTTTTCTCATAATAAAGTTAATTAGTCTGTAGTCCAAGCAAGATTTGCACCAGTAGTAATCTGACACATGTCTACCATGTTGGCAGTAGATGCCTGAGTATTAGTAGTTTGGTTAAGAGCAATTAATACTTCTCTTGGATATTCTGCGTGCATTCCAGCTAATTTAACAGCAGTACCATTTGCATCTTGTAGTCCAACACCAGTAGTTTGCTCACCTGAAGCGAACTCTAAATATGCTTTCTTTTCAAATACTTTGTCATATCCTAACATGAAGAAATAAGTTTCTGGATCAGCAGTATCACAGTCATCAGCATAAGACTCACATAATGCGTAAATTCCACAAGACTCAGTTAATTCTCTTAATCTTTGATTAATTTCTTCAGTTATTTTTGGAACATAAAATTCAAGCTCTATGTTTACCATTGTTGAACCATTTTCTCTAGTTGCATTTGCAGAAAAACCAGCAGTTCCTCTTTCAAATTCAAATTCAAACCAGTTTGCAACCTCGTTAGGAGTTGTACCTGGAACTGTAGGGAAAGCTGTGATTTCACCTCCTGCTGCTCCAGTTGGAGTTCCTGTAACTGCGTAAGTTACAGCACCAGTAAGTTTGTCCGTTTCCATAAGCCAGATTCTTTTAATCCCACCTCTTCTGTTTCTATCGCAACATGCTATTGCGTGTCCTTGTGTTAAAGCCATTTTTTTTTATTTTTTTTTGTTAATCGTTGGGGGGATTTTACTCCCCCCTAAGATAAATTAATTATTAATCTTGAGTCATAGTTACACACATTCCAGGCTCTTTAACAGCAACACCCATAGAATATAGCATTCTGAATCTGTTTTCTTTACAATCTCTGTTGTACCACATGTCTACATCTTGTGCTACAAAGTCAGTACCAACTGTAATGTTGTTAGTAGCAGTCCATATTGCACATTTAGTATCTCCTACAGCATTTGGAGCTAAACCATTTGTCATGTTAGCTAAAGCAGCACCATAAGTTGCAATATCAACATCCCAAGAGTTTACAACCTCTAATTTTACACCATTGAATCTTAATGCACCAACTCCATTTTGTAAATCAGCATAAGCAGCAGTATGTGCTCCGTTAGAAGCTCTTAATTCTTTTGCATATCCTTCAGCAAAAGCTCTTGAACAGTAGATAATTTGATTGTCAGCAGTAGCTAATTCTACAGAACGAGCAGCTAACATATCCTCTAAAGTTGTAATAATATTAGCATTGAATACTTTTACTTGTGCACTTGGTAAAGCAGCACCAACATGACCATCTAAAAATTTCCAGATACCATTACAAAGTAATTGAGTAGATTCAGTTGCACCATTAGTTGCATCACCCCACCATAAGATAGTAGAGAAATCTCTCATTATTCCTTGCATAACAATTTCAGAAACAATTTCCATAAATATAGTTCCAGATAGATCAGCTCTATTGATACCTTTTTTAAGTAATTGTGATTTTATGTGAGAAAGTAAAGCTACAGCTTTTTGTGCATGCTCTACTTCTAATCTACATAGTGTTAAAGTTATGTTAGAATTTGTTGATTGAGTTCCATCTGCTGCGAAGCATACTTGACTCATTGATTTAGTGATGTCTTTTACAGAAGTGTATCTATCTAATAAGATAGAAGCTCCAGAAACATCAGAAATAACATCCATCCCTACTAGGTGGTTGTTTTCAAAGAAAAGAGGTGCTAAGAAATATTTTCTTGCATCTTCTTGACTCCATGTTAAACTTGATGATAATACATTTGCCATTTTTTTATTTTTTTATTGTTAATTTTTAATTTTTAAAGTACACTTTGTTGTCAGAAGCTATGTTATTTGCATATACATCCCATTGACACTCAGTTTTAGCTTCTAATGATGGGCTAGGATCTTTACTAGGCACAACATCACTCGGAGTTCCCTCCATTTTCGCTTCTTTTACTTTATAGCCATTAAGCTCTTCAGTAAGTGTTGCTATGTAACCATCCTTTTCAACGATAGAACCATTTAGCTCAACGATTGCTTTAGCTGACTCTTCAATAGACTCTTCTATAGCATTCATTTTACTAGACACCTCATCATTGTCAAGAATTTTTACTTCTTTAGATTCTGCTGTTTTACTAAACATATCAGAAATAAAAGATTTTAAGTTTTCAAACTCTTTTTCCATTTGATTTTCTTTTTTTTGATTATTAAATAATTTTTCTACAATACTTGTATTCTTGTAGTCGTACTTCTTTATATCAAACATAGCTGCCATTTTTATAGGCTCTTCTACTAAGTTGATAAAACCTGCTTCTTTTGCTTCTGAACTATTAAACCAAGTTTCTTCATCCATCCAAGAACGGATTTGTTCTTCTGTTTGACCAGTTTTTGAAACATATATATTAATAAGCCTTTCACCCATTTTATCCATAAGGTCAGCAGCTTTTCTTAAATCATCTGAATCTCCAACTTCACCTCCCCAAACATTGTGAATCATATAAAGAGAGTTTTCACTCATAATTACTTCATCAGCAGCTAGTGCAATAACACTTGCCATTGAAGCAGCAATTCCCTCTATACGAGCAGTAACTTTTTGTGGCATTCTATTTATAGCATCATAAATTGCTAAACCATCTATAACAGAACCTCCTGGCGAATTTATCCTTAAAAGAACAGATGTATCATTAGGGATTTGTTTTATCTCATTAATAAAAGACTTGGCATCAACCCCAAAATTTCCAATTTCATCATATATCATTACCTCAGTCATTTGACTTTTAGCAATATTTTTTATACTATACCAATTCATAAATACAATATAACACAATGTATTTTATTAATTATGGAACTTAGTGGAATAAAGATTTATACAAAATAATTTGGTAAAGTTAAAAATTAGTTATTATATTGTAATACTAAACAAAACATTAAACTATGAATTTTGAAACAAGATTGGCTGAATTAAATGTCAGCATACACAATGGTAATTACAAATCCAACCAAAACACTTACGATTTAGAGGGAGCTTTTGTTGTTTCCTGGGAATACTATACTGAAATGAGAGATTGGGGTGTAAAAGATATAGGAGTTTACGCAACTAAAGTTGTAGGTGTAGTTTATCAATCAGATGAAGATATATTAGAATCAGAAAGGCAAGAAATAGATAGTGATGATAAAGGCTGGGAGCTTAAAACTGATACAAGTTGTATTGAATTTGGTAATTGCATTCAGCCAATAGATATATATGTTGATATTGAAAATAAAGAAATAATTGTAAACTTTTAATATGATTAATAAAGAATTTTTTGAAAGTTGGGTAAAAGCTACACATGCAAGTCATGGGGATGATCCAACTGATTTTGATGGCAATAATCCTATTTGCTGTATAGAAGATTGTGATAAACAAATAGAACATAATGATGATCATTGTGAAGATCATCAAAGGTGTGTGATTTGTGGAGATAATGATGATTGTGATTGTGAGGATGAATGGAGTCAGGTTTCAGCTTGTTGTGAAGCCAGAATGTCTGAATCAGGATTATGCTATAGCTGTAAAGATCATTGTTGTAGTTCCTGGGAAGCAGCAGTTGAAGAAGCAGATGGAAGAATCAAGTAAATATTTAATTAAAGAATTAAAGGAAGAAAGATACTTTAAGGAACAATATAAATTAAACACAATAGATATGAATGATTATTTTGCATATAGTGGTAAGGGAGAGTATAATGAAAAGCTTTCTTCTTTAATGCCAGATTATAGAATGAAAAAAATAAATAATGATATGTCAAAATATGTGCTGAAAGATTATAACAAAAAATAATTAAAAATTAATAAACATGGAAATTCTAATAAGTATTATGGTAGCAATTATAATGTATGGTTTTGGGTTCTTTAGTGGTTCAATAGCAATGGCAGAAAAAAATGCAGACATTCACAATGAAGAAAGAAAGAAGGCATCAATACATTTTAATCAAATAAGTGAAAAATAACTAAAATTAAATAAATGGGAAAAATGAAAGAAGTGTTTGCTCAACACCAACAAGAGCAAGATGATATGCAGAAATATTATGGAGAAATGTATGAGTTGTCTAAATACATGAATACAGAGCATGTGTTTCAAGAATTATATCAAGCAACAATAAAAATAAAAACTAGTGATAAATTAAAAAAAGAAAAAAATGTCAGAAAATAAAGTAGCAGAAACTAAAAAAGAAACATTAAGAAGATTATTCATTGCCAACAACCTGGTTAAAGAAGATGTTTTTAAACATGCTCATTACACAATCATAACTAGGGCTGGTGTAGACAAGATTATGTCGGCACAAGGGATTGAAATTCAATATGAATTAGTTAATTTATCTGATGATCACTCACATTGCTTAATAAAAGCAAAAGGAAAGATGGGAGATAAGATTATTCAAACTTTTGGGGAAGCAACTCCTAAAAACAATAAGAACGCATATCCAGTTGCTATGGCAGAAAAGAGAGCTATGTCAAGAATTGTACTAAAGTTGGCTGGTTTCTATGAAAATGGATTCTTCGGTGAAGATGAGTCTGATGACTTTAAATCAAAATAAAAATGACTGACTGGATAGATGATATATTAGATGATGAGCAATGTTCTATGTGGCAGATAGGATTTATAGAACAGCTTATGCAAACATCTGGAACTAGCAGAGAGTACGATAATATTAATTTTAACGATTTGACTTATAATGAAGCAGAAAAAATCATCAAGGATCTTAGGGAGAACGACTGGCCTAGAGATCCTAAAGACCAGTATCAAGAGATGTTTAAAAGAGGAGTATTTGAATAATGATCAAAAAGCTAGAAAAATATATAGTTATATACATAAATATAGAAATATAATAATAGCTAGAAATAAGGATGGATATATACCAATAGATTATTTTATAAATTTCTTATCTGCCATTCCAAAAGAAATGTTTAGTGATATACCAATATTTTATTTTAAAGAAAATAAATGGGATTCTTTAGGTTTGTTAGGTGAAAAAATACATTCATCAACATTAAGAACTAAGTATTTACAGCTATGTTACAAAGAAGTAGGTTTAGAGATAGCAAGAGTTTTAGACAATGAAGTAGATAGATTTAAACATTATAGTTCTGAAAAGAAAAGGTTTATAGCTTCATTGTATTATGTATCAGAAAATTTAGATACACAAAGAGCAAAAAAAATATTAACACAATCAAGAAAATTAAGTGATGAAAGAAATAAATATGAGTAGTAATGAAGAAGCTTTAACTAAAATAATAGAATTGGTTTCAGGTATATCAAGACAAGTTATAAGGAGTAAAGATAGGCATACTAATATAGCACTAGCTAGAAGTATTTTAGGCTCAATGTTAAGAGAAGAGGGATGCTCTGCAACTAGGGCAGGAGTATTAGTAGGAAGGCATCATGCTTCAGTTTTAAAATACACAAAGGATCATAAATGGAACTTAAAATATTATCCAAAATATAAAGATATGTACTTGGCTGTACAAGATGAGTACGCAACTGGATATAGAGCAGCAAAAATAGATCACATGGAAAGGCAGATTGATGTAATGCAAAAATCAATAAAGATTTTAAAAAAGAACACAACTAAATTAATTAATAAATAACAAAAAATGACAGAAAAACAGTATGTAAATGGAATGATTATCAAAGAAAAAACATTTGATAATGGAGGTGCTCAACTTAAAATAAGCATTAAGGTTGAGGATTTCGCAAAACAATTAAAAGAGTTAGATGATAATGGTTGGGTAAACCTTATTGTAACAAGAAGAAAAGAACCTTCTGATACTGGGATAACACATTACTCTTATGTAGATACTTGGAAGCCAACTAAAGGTGCTGGGCAACCATCTGCTAAGAAAGCAGTAGTTGAACAAGAAGATGATTTACCATTCTAAATAAATTAGGGGGGAGTGTCCACTACGGACAAAATATAACTATTAAATGTTTTTATTATTGTAACTCTCCCCTTTTTTTTAACTAACAAAACAAAACAAAACAAAACATGAGTGAAAAACCAAATTATTACGCAGTAATTCCTGCTGATGTTAGATACAGTAAAAAACTGAATCCAATGGAAAGATTGCTTTATGCCGAAATAACTTGTCTAACGAACTTTAAAGGCTATTGTTGGGCATCTAATGCTTATTTTGGAAAGCTATTTGATAGAAATCCTAAAAGCATAAGTAGAAATTTACAAAACCTATCTCTTCATAAATTCATTAAGATATATTTAGTTAAAAATGATGCCAAAAATGTAGATCAAAGGATGATTTCTCTTGTTTCAAAGATACCTTCATCAGCAAAAACACCCCCTCCTCAAAAATGTGGAGCACCCCTCCTCAAAAATGTAGAGGATAATACTAAGAATGAAAAGAGTGTTTTATTTTCTGAATTTTGGGAAGCTTATAATGTAAAGAAAAGCAGAAAGTTATGTTTTAATAAGTTTATTAAATTAAGTTTAGATAATTGCAAGAAATGTGTTGTTGCTGCACAACAATATTCAGATTCAATAACAGATATTAAATTTAAAAAACATCCTTGCACTTGGCTAAACAATGAATGTTGGGATGATGAAATCACTTCAAATATTAAGGGTAGAGTGTCAGGAGGTGAATTTGATGGAATGGTATTTTAATGAGTTTTCACGAATATGGCATAACAATAAAAAAAAATTCAGGACAAGTTAAGACTCAATGTCCTAAATGCTCTCAAGAAAGAAAGAAAAAAGGTGATCCATGTCTATCAGTTAATATAGATGAAGGAGTTTGGAATTGCCATAATTGTGGATGGACTGGTGGATTAAAAAAACAAAACAACTTTATGCAAGAAAAGGCTTACATTCTACCTAAAGAAATAAATGTTAATCAAGTTTACTCAGAAAAACTTATAAAATGGTTTTATGATAGAGGAATATCTGCTGAAACTATGATCAAGAATAGAATTGCAGAGGGTAAAGAATATATGCCACAAATAGGTAAAGAAGCAACTACCATACAGTTCAAATACTTTAGAGATAGTAGATTAATTAATGTAAAATATAGAGATGCAGCTAAGAATTTTAAACTAGTAAAGGATGCCGAAAGAATCATGTATGGGCTAGATGATTTATTAGGAAAGACTAGTGTTATAATTGTGGAAGGAGAAATGGATAAGTTGGCATTTTATGAAGCAGGATATAAGAATTGTGTTTCAGTACCTAATGGTGCTAGTAATTTAAAGATGGAATACTTAAAGGATTTCCCTGAAGATTTAGAGAAAGTTTATTTAGCTGTAGATAATGATGATCCAGGTAAAAAGCTACAAGAGGAGT